TCAGTTTAGAAATAAGATACTTCACAACAATGAGGAAATCTTTATGTCTGGATATAAAGAAAAGGAGAATGGTATATGGATGGAGAGAGGAACTAAGTCTATGATTCACTTTAGGGTAATGGAAAAGCCAAATGCTTTTAGGGGTACTTCACTTAACTTTATGGTATTTGAAGAAGCTGGTGAGTTTTTAAAGCTTAAACGTTCTTTTGAATCTTCTGAAGATTGTTTTAAAGAAGGTGATGTATTTTTTGGTACACCTATTATTGGTGGAACTTCTAACAACATGGAGATTGAGAGTGATGATTATATGGAAATGTTTTATAATGCTGAACGATATAATCTAAAACCTGTATTTATTAAAGCTTCTAAAGTCTTTGGTAGTTTCTTTGATATGAGTACCGGCAAGTCTGATGTTAAAGGTGCTGAAGAATATGTAATGGCTGAAGCTCAGCGTAGGAAAGAATCAGGTGATTTACAAACTTACTATTCTTACTTACAAGAAAATCCTTTAGAAGTAGAACATGCTTTCTTTAAGTCTGGTGCTACTCCATTTGATTTAAATAAAATCAATACTCAGATAGGCAATATCATGACTAATAAGAATTTTGATATTGTTAAAAAGGGAAGATTAGATTGGCCGAAAAATAAGGATGGTAAAACTGTATTTGGAGGAAAGCCAATATGGGTAGATGATGATGGTAGCTTAGATGCTAATGACATAAATAAAGAAATGTTTCCGTTTGAGATGATTGAAAGACCATTAGATGGAATTAAAAATGCTCATGTTGCTGCAGTCGATCCTTATCATATTGATGATGAGTTAGAAGAAATGAAGAAAGGTGGTAAGGTAGATAATAAGTCTAAAGGTTCAATGTGTGTATATAGAAGGTTTGTCGATACTAATACTGTATGTGAACTACCAGTTGCATTTTATACAGACAGACCTTATTCAAAAGAAGCTTTTTATGAGAACTGTTTAAAGATGTGTATTTATTATGATTCAAGAATATTAGTTGAATACAATGATGATGGTTTTTTAAAGTACTTTATTAAGAATAAAATGCAGAGATATCTAAAAGAACGACCACGTTCTGCTGATTCTCCAAATAGTAAAGCTACTAACAAGTATGGGGTACATATGAAATCATTTCAAAAGAAACTACTTACAGAGCTTGTAGATGAATATGTTAAAAAACATCATGAAGATATTTACTTCTTGAAACTTTTAAATGAACTTGCAGTATATGGTAAACAAAACACAGATAGGGTAATGTCTTTTGGTATGGCTCTTATTCATTCTATGGATGCTGAAAGAAAGGTTTACGATGAAAAAGAAGATGAAGAAGCAGAAAAAATGTTTATTCCTCATTTTGGTAGAAAAAACGATGGCACTATAGTGTCTATTCATAGAGATACGGACGGTAACTTGCAGAAGTCAAGAAGAAGTCCTAATTTTGATTACGATTTTAGTGATGATTAAATTATATTAATATATGGAGTTTCCAAGACAGAATATTCCCGAATCTCAAAAAGATGAGGAATGGCACATGAATACAGTTGATGCTATTATTTCACAAAGCAGACAGAATACGAGATACTTGTCAACAAGAAAAAATGACCACGAGAATTATCTAATTGTAAATGGAGACTTTGATAACAAGCAGTTTGAGTATGTTACTGACATGTATGGTATTACAGCTCCTGCAAGATTAGTAAATTATCCAATTATACTTCCTAAACTTGATTTACTTGCTGGTGAATTAATATCACAACCATTACAATACACTGTAAATGTAGTAAACAGAAATGCTATTCGTAGAAAAAACGAAAAGCGAACTCAGATTGCAGCTGAAGTTATACTCAAGCCTATTCGTAGAGAAATAGAAAAAGTAATAGGTATGCCTCTTCCAGATGAAGATTTAGGTGCTGAAATTCCTGAAGATGTAGATGCTTATACTAAAATGAACTTTCGTGACCATGTAGAAGAAATGGTTTATACGGGTCTTTCGTATTGCTCACAAAAATGGGGATTAGACCAAGTGTTTAAAAGAGGATTTTATGATTTAGGAATTACCGGTAAAGAGTTTTACAGAGTAATGTTAAAAAATGGTGATCCTTATGTAGAGCGTTGTGACCCAAGGTCAATGCTTTATGATATAGATTCAGATAAAGAAAATATTAAAGATTCTAAATATGCTGGTGTAGATAATTGGTACACAGTTAATGAAATACTTGATACTTACAATCTTTACTTAAATAAAGAGCAAATTAATGAGATTGAAGAATTAGAACAACAAGATACTGCTTGGTATCAGGAACAAAACTCTCAATACGATAATTATACTTTTGCTAATGGAGAGTCAATGAAGGTTCGTGTAGTTGATGTTCAATGGCGTTCATTTAGGTCTGTTAAATATAAAGTATCTCCAAATAAATATGACCCTTCTATTGATTATCATAAAAGAGTTAAAGATAATTATAAAGCTAAAAAAGGAGAGAAGATTGTTACTAAAGTAACTAATGATGTTCGACAAGCTGTTAAAATTGGTCATAATATTCTTATTAAATGGGGTAGGAAGCCTAATCAAATAAGATACGAAGAAAATTATTCTAATACTTCATTAGATTTCTTTGGTGCAATTAGAAATAACTTTAATGGACAAACATTGTCTGTAGTAGATTCTCTTAAAAATATACAAATACTTTATAACATAGTAATGTATCAAATAGAACTTGCACTTGCAAGGTCAGGTTCTAAAGCTATTGTATATGATGTTTCTCAGAAACCTAAGAATGTACCATTAGAAGATGTAATGTATCATGCTAAAAACTCTGGTCTTATTCTTATAAATTCTCGTCAAGAAGGCATGAGTAACTTTAATCAATTTCAATCTATTGATTTTACGCTATCTCAATCAGTTGCTCAAATGACTAATTTAAAAATAATGCTTGAAGATACTGCTGATAAACTTACAGGAATATCAGCTGCTCGTGCCGGGGTAACTAAGTCAGGAGATTTAGTAGGGGTTACAGAAAGAAATGTAATGCAGTCTACATTAATTACTGCTCCATTATTTGATTTACATTATAACCTTGTTGGAGATGTATTGCAAGGTCTATGTGCTTTAATGAAGCCAGCATGGGGAATGGAAGGTCGTATGGCTAATATATTTGGAGATATGGGTATGCAAACCTTTAAAATTGACAAATCTATTGCTTTGGACGAGTATGGTATCTTTGTTGAGAATAGTGGTAGAGAAGTTCAACGTAAACAATCTATGTTGGCTTTAATGGATAGATATGCTTCGTCAGGTAACTTAGATCCTATGGCTGCAATTAAAGCTGTAAATGCAGACAATGCTACTGAAGTAGAATCAGTATTAGTTCAAGGTCTTGAAGCAGTTCAAGCTGCATCTCTTGATATGGAACAACAGCAAATGGCTTTACAAGAACAGACTAATCAAATAAATGCTGAGAAAACTGCTGTTTCTGTTAAAGTTGCTCAAATTAAAGCTGAAGCTGATATTGAAGTTCAGAGAATGAAAAATGAAGCAGATGGTATAATTGGTGATGCTGAACGTCAGCATAAAGAAGATATGCAAGGTGCTGAAAGAAAGGCTAAATTAGATGAAGCTATGTTAATGGCTTCTGGTGAAGAAATGCAAGAAAACAATGAAGCATCTGAAATGTAATAAAAAATTTATATATTTGTATTAAACATAATACCATATAAGATATGTCAGAAGAAGTAAAAGATGGTGATGTAAGTGGTGAAACAAAAGAGTTTGACCCAAGTGCATTCGGTAGTGGGATAGTTGAAACAGTAGAAAATAATACTGAAGAAACTCCTGAAATTGCAACAAATGAATCGTCAGAAGATTCATCTAAAGTAACAAATAGTGAAGATAATGATGATGAATCATTTGATTGGTCTAATAGTTATAAAGATGATAATACTGATAATACTGAAGAAGAAAAAAGTGAGGTAGAAGATTCAAGTGCTAATGAAAATAATGACAATACAGAAACAGAAGTATTGTCAGAAAATAATAATACAGATGCGGATAAGGATATAGAAAAAACTCCTTCTGTGTTTGATGGTTCTTTGACAGATGAACACTTTTCTGCATTTGCAGATGAGTTAGGAATAAAAGCTACAAGTATGACAGAGCTTAAAGATGCTATGTTAAAACTTGAAGAAGATAACAAAAGACTTCAACAAAATGCAGGAAGTAATGTAACTAATAAGAAAATTGATTCGTTACAAGGTTATCTAAAATTAGATGACAAAGAATTGTTACAAAAAGATTTAGAGGCTCAGGGCTTTAAAGGAGATCAACTCCAAGAAGCAATAGATACTCTACAAGATAATGGGATGCTCAAAGTAGAAGCTACTAAAGTTCGTAATGCGATAAATGGTAGTATTGAAAATGAACGTTCTGCAATAACACAAGGTGCTCGTGACGAAGATGCAAAGCAACTAAAGGAACGAGAAGAAAGTGTTAAAGCTCTAAATACTTATATATCTAATCAAACAGAAATGTTTGGTTTTAAGATGGCTAAGGATGAAGAAACACTTGTAAAGGTTAGAGATAGCCATCACAAGTATATTACAAGTGGTAATTTTTTAAAAGATATTACCAAAAATAATGAAAGTTTAGCGGAAAGCGCTTGGCTGTGGAAGAATCGAGAAACACTGCTAAAAGCTGCCCGTAACGGAGGGTTACAACAAGGACGTTCTGAAATTTTAAATGATTTGCACAATCCAGATACCGACAAAGGTAAAGGATTTGTTAGCCCTGACGGTAAGGGTGAATTTAATGTAAGTCAATTTAGAGGTTCAGCGAATAAGAAATAAAAATGTTGTATAATTTAAAATTAGAAAAATGAAATACCATTCAGGTACATATGGTAAGGAAACCATCGAGTCTAATTCGTTAGTTGCGAATTTACTTAAATATCCAGAAATTGCTAAAACGTTAATTCGTCAATACCCACAATATTCTCTTAACTATTTTGTAGACGGTACAAGCCGATTTGCAAAAGAAGAGTTAATTGGAGAAAATGCTTTTAGATGGCCTATTATTGGACGTTTAAATCGACCATCTACATTAACTGGTGTTAGTGTTGGAACAGGAGTAGGTGTAGCTTCTTTTACATTTGAAACAGAAGAAAACTATTTAAATCCTAACGATATTGTAAGATTTAAATCAGGTAGACAAGCAATCATTATGTCAGAGCCTATTGCTTCTGCAGGTGGTTACACATTTACAGCTAAATTACAGACTAACGATTTAACATTAGCTTTATTAGCTTCTGATGTTGTTGCCGGTCTTACAGTTAATACTGCTGGTAGTGCTTTCCCTGAAGGTTCAGAAAGAGGTTACGAAAATCACGTTTACCCAGATTGGTACATC